AGCTTTGTCGAGTTTGGACGTGTCCGCTTTGATATCTACTACTACCTCGTTCTTCTTAGCCATGGGTCCAGAGAATGATTTTCACCAGCAGGTAACCGAGTGCGCCGTACCACCCAAAGAAGACCAGAGAAGCCAAAACCGCGTCTAGGATTTTCACCCACCGCGGCTTCCCCGGCTGCCTCAAAAGATGGAACGCATCGATAATGTAACCGAAGTCCTTGCACCCCTTTACTTGGAATTGGTTCATGGCTGGTAACAGTAGGCGGTAGCGTTGTCGTAAACGAATCCGTATCGCTCGCAGCAGGTGCGGTTGACGGTGAAGATTCCCGATCCGGTGGAGGTCGTGAACTCAATCCTTCCCGTCCTTCCTGTAGCCGGGAGGTAGGTACAGTCCCGCATAGTCCCGAGAATCTTCAGGAGCTTCACCTGTACCGTCCCTTCCGAAGTAGGGTCGTATGCGGAGATCTCGAGAATCCTCCAGTAGCTGTTGAAAAGGTAGATTTTGTCCGACCACTCGAACGTAGAGATATCGAGCGTAGAGAGCTTGAAGTAAGCGGTAAGCAGCCGAGCATCGGAAGAATAGAGCTGGTTTGCGTATTGCTGCCAGTACTGGTTATAAAGAGTGTAATAAGGATTCGCCGTAATCGCAAAGAAGGGCAGCTCTATACCGAACATTAAAGAATAGGTATTTACGTCTGCGTCTTGAGTATTGTTCGTGTTAAACTGACTGAAGAAAGGAAGGTCCACAGTAGCCGGTGCTCCTGCGTTATCGATTAGCGTATTAACGTCGAGTTGCCCGTTCCAGTAAGCAAGTCGTGGCTTTACTTCTGCAAGTGAAAGGTCCTCGTCGGTGCCGTCTGAAATCAAGCGAAGTATGTTGAATCCCGTAGTCGGTACAAGAGACGTACAGAACGGAGCGAATCCGCTTTCTATCCGCTCTTCACCCGTAGCGAAATCGTTCCCCGGATCCAGAATTTCGTGCTGCCCGTAAATCCGCGAGGTAGACTCCAAGAACCGGACGTTTACAAAGTCCTCCCCTTCCGAGTGGGTCCATACGTACCGCTTCTTCTGGAGGTCGGCGGTAGGTGTGATAGAGAGGTCCATGCTCATATCGATTTTGCCGGTCCAGTCCTTCACATCCCCCGTAGCCATGTAATCTCCGTAAGGTTCTATATAAATCTTCTTTGGGTTGAGCTTGTCAGCAATAAAGACGAGATTAAAGCACTTCTGGAGCCCCATCAAGAAATCGATTTGCTTCATCTTTGGAAAGTTGCGAGCAATATCAACCTCTCCAGAATACGGGAAAGCAGATGCAATCTTCCACCACGTACCGCCCGATCCAAGCGTTCCCGAATTTGCTACAAGGGTGACGTTCCCGGTGCTTACTTGAACCTGTATCTTCCAAGTGCTTCCCGCGGTGAAGTTCTGCGACAGTTGTGTATAGACGTTGTTCAGGGTGTAGTGCGTCGTTCCGTTCGTGAGCCTAAAAGCTACCGAAGCTCCCGCCGCGCTTAATGTAAACGTAAAATAAAACTGGAGGGTATAGAAGCCGTCGTAGGGAACTGTCCACGTAGGCGCTGCGTAATCCGCCCCCACGTCGTAGAACGGATTCGTTTCTTGTAGGTTTACATCGGTCCAAGCCGTCGGAGCTGTCAAAGTCAAATCTGAAACCCTTCCTATCCAGAATTTTATGCTTTCGGTATCGTCCGTAACTTGTACGGAAGGGCCTCCCGCGTGAAGCATCATGTAGAGGTCCGTCTGCCCGGTTAGGAAGGTAGAATCGTACGTGAACCCGGAGCCGCTGAATATCTCGTCTACCACTTTCTTCACCCGAATAAACGGAGTGAAGTCGAGAGGGTAAATTTTGGTATTCCCGGGATTGATTGTTGCATCCCAGTTCTTGCCTCTATCTACGAGTCCGTACCGGATATTCCCCGAAAGCAGGGATCCGGTCCAGCTTGCAGTTACGTTCGTGTAGTTCTGGTCGTGGTCGAGTGCGCTCCAGTCGATATCCGAAAGCAAATCCTCCCCGATGCTCTTCGCTAGGTCGGCTTGCTCCCCAAAAAATGCGAGCTCCACGTCTACGAACCTGCCTTTCTGGACGAACCACCCTTTCACCTGAATAAAGCCCGTCATAATCGCCACCCCTCCCTCCATGAGCCGGGCGGGTATCTTCGCTTTCAAGTCGTAGGAAGGTACCTGTGAGAGGTCGTACGGCCCGAATACGTCCTCGTTCGTCTTCGTGAGAGGTACGCGGAAGGTCTGCGAGTAGTTCGACGTAGGGGAATTGACCTTCGTGATATCCGTAAACGAGTAATTCAGGTTCACAGGCTCGAACTCGTAGAGCTCGACGGGCTTCCACGTAGTCCGATAGGCGAGAAGGGTTAGCATCGGATTGTCTGTGCGAGTTCTACGTTCATCGTAAACTGCGTAACCTGAGAGTCGGGCGTGGTCTTGTACGGCGCAGATCCATCCGTGATGCGAACCGGGCTCCATACCCCGTCAATCTTCGCGTACACTTGGCGAGACCTTAACAGGTAGGGGATGAGGTAGGCATCGGCAGGGTCGAATACCCCAGAGAGCGCGTACGCTTGAACCGCGGTCTTCTGGTAGGCTACCGTCTCCGGTGCGTACGAGTTGAACGTGTAGGTCGTGGCCGCGTAGTCACCGAGGATTGCTCGGTAAGTCTTTTCCTCCGTCCGAATTGTCTTGCGCGTGTACCCGTCGAACCGGAGGAAGTCCCACCCTCCCCGCGAGTTGGCAAAGGCTACCTGTGCTCCGCTTCCCCGAGTGCCCGGGCAGCTAGGCAGGATCTGGATTTGGTTCCCTTCCTGAACCCCCGAAGCGTTCTGTGGAGTGATAATGATTTCCGACCACGCCGTTACGCTGTTTAGAGCGAGCACTTGAGAGGGCATTACAGCCGCGTATACGAGGAACCCGTTCGTAGGGGTCGAAGCGCTCGGAAGCTGTGCGCCGTTCGTCGTGTTCAAATCCTTCTGGACGGTAAGCGGGGAGGTCCCGGGCCGTACAATCACGTACTGAAGTCGAGTCACGTCCGAGACCGTGTTCGAGTGAATCGAATCCTTATTTATCAGGGCCATGAATCCCTCGTCCTCGTCCGCCGCGTACATGGTAATGATGTTGTTTACCGGCGCGCGGTCCGTGAGCCAGTATTTCTTGGTGGAGGCGGTCCCGAAGTAGTCCGAGAAGGAAGGATGCAAGCCAGCCGAAACTTGCTCGTACCCGTCTGTTACGTAGATGTTCTTCGAGGCTTGATTCAGGGCCTCCGTCCCGGTGTACTCCCCGATTTTTACCGTGTACTTGTTTAGCCCGGTATTCGCGCGGGTGTAGTAGTTCGCGCCGTAGTCATGCAGGAACGTGGTCGCAGAATACACCGAAGGGTCCACCTTCGTCCGTCCCTCAATAATGCGGGAGAGGTCGAAGTGGGCGCGGTTATTCGAGTTCGCTTTGAGGTAGTATTTCCCAATCTCAACAGCGTTCTCCTCTACCTGCACGATAAAGGCAAACGTGTCGGTAATCGTGACAGACGTTTGGAGCGTGTAGATGAGAGGCTGCCCAGCCGGGTAGAACGTCTCCGTAGGGTTCGAGGTAAATGAGGCGGCCATGTTATTTGGGCTTCACAGTAAGAGTCACCGGGCTTGCCGTAGCTACGAGTTTCCGAACGAAATCCTCACCTACCGCTTGAGCGAGCTTGTCCCCTTTGCGGCGAATGGCCCAGTCGTACCCGTTGATGAAATAACGGAGCGGTGTGATTCCTTTACGCTTGATGCCTCGAGCGATGAGGAACGCGGCCGAGTTCAGCTTCGCCTCCGTAGGCTTTATGAACGCTCCCGTCTTCGGATCCCTGAGACGAATCGGCTTCACCTTCATCCACGCCCGTACCGCTTCGGTAGGAGGTTGCTTTGTAGTAAAGGAGAAAGGGGAGCCGTGGCGTACCTGCGTCCCGTTCACTCCCCAATGCACGAAAGAGGCATAGCTCGAAGCTTTCCCTTTCGCGTAGAGCTGAATCTCCGAGACTCCGGTCTTCCCGAAACGGAACTTAAACGCGAGCGACCGCTGGAGGGTCCTCGTAGCTACCCCGTAGTTCTTGTTCTTCCCGATACGTTTCGTTCCGAGCTCACGCTTCGAGGCATCCAGCACCTCTTGAGCAAACTCCACCCACAGCTTCGAAGCTTCCTTGCTCATCGTCCTTGACCCTTATAGGTCTTCTTGTACAGTTTAGAGCCTTTGTGAGTTCCCTGCTTTGTCTTCGCGTGCACTCCGGGCCGCGAAATCTTCCGCTCAATCCGAACGGGTGCCGCTTGTGCTTTAGGCTTGCTCACGGCACCATGCGTAGGGGTCAGCTTCCGACCATTCCGGTCCGCTGACTATTTGTAATGCCTCAACTTCATCAACCCAGCGGTCATTGGCGCGAAGCTCTGCGGCGCGTTCAACAATAACCTGTGTTTGATCAATGCTCATCCGCTGGCTATCGCGGTTGCCTTTAATCCCACCAAGGGGCGCTCGGTCAAAGGTTTCGCGGGAAATTATGCGGTAGTATCTGTCGCTCATAGTCCGTACAATCTTCGGTGTGCGTTCCAGTTTCTTGTCACTTCTGCGGCCGTCAACGCTTTGCCTTTGTATACGCGTAGCTGCGCCAGCTTTCCGTTAAAATAAAGCGGCGTAGCGTTAATGATTCGAGCGATATAGTAGGAACCGTAATCGCTCCACGTTTGGCCTTGTGTAGCTGTTTTATCAAGTACATTATTGATGTACAGCCGCGCATCATTTGTGGCCGTGCTGTTCCTGCTAAAAACAATGTGATACCAAGTAGCCCCACTAATACTTGCATTTGATACAAAGACGTCACTCGTTGCGCGGAATATCGTGTACTTATTGGACGAATTTATGTAATCAGAAAAGCCAAAATTAAGTGACTGTGAAATTGCAAGATTTCGGTTTCGTGCGTCAATAGCAGCCGTTCTATAGCCGCTGGTTGTAGAATCCCATTTAATCCATTGTTCAACCGTAAAGGCACCACTACCAAATGCCCATGGTGTGCCCGTGGCTGTGGTTCCGTCGCCGTAATCGTTGACGCCGTCAAAATCTAAAATACCGCCGTTGTCGGTTAGGAAGGTCGGGCTGTTGTACAGCGTCGCGTTGTTCGCGTTCGTGCTTAAATCTGTCCACGTAGTGCCAGAGCCCGGGTAGCTGTCCGTATCGTGCGCCGAGAGATACAGCGAGAGGTTCGTCGTAACGATTCCCTCAAGCCGTGCGGCGCTTACTGCTTTAAGGAACATCATGCGAGCTGGCGTTCACCGGTGAGTGTCCACGTGTCAGAAGCTACGCGCTTCAGAGCTATAACGGCATATCGGCCAGCCGTCTTGAGCGTTTCGCTCGTGTTGACGGTCACTCCTGTGCCTGCTAGAATTGCAATTTGGCCGGTATTGTTTTGCTCAAAGTAGATTTCCGTATCTGCTGCCCACGTCACGGAGGATTGAGGCGGGACGGTTATAGTTACCGTCGTAGTGCCTGAAGTTAAAATATAGGCCCCTGCATCACTAGCAGCGAGGGTGTAGCTTGTTCCGCTTTGTGTGCGTACCACGCTGTAAGAGCTGCCACCTCCTCCTCCAGTGGATGCAATCGTGAGCGTGTCCGTTCCTGCGTTCGTCGTGAGCGTGATACCCGAGCCCGCTACAATCGTGAGCGTATCCGTATGCGTGTCCGCCACGATAGGCGACTGCCCAGCTACCGCGATGGTCTCAAAGCTATTCGCCGCCCGTGTGGTCCACGAAAGACCTCCCGCCGCGTTCGTCGCGAGTACCTGCCCGCTGGTTCCGTCGGCTGAAGGGAGGGTGTAGGTCGTGGTAGCTGCAAGTGAATCAGGTGCCTTGATTGCAATTGAGCTTCCCCCGTTCGTGGTAGCCTCTGCGAGGGTAATTTTTCCACCCGTTCCGCCGGTGTAGTTGCGAATTACCGGGTCGGTCATACTAACCCCATCGGCTTCCACTAGCAGTATATCAAAGCCTGAACTAGTAAAATTTAGGTTCTCTCCGTTCAGGTCAATTTCCCGAATGCCCGAGAGCGTTACGTCGTCGTCGTCAAGCCGAGCGGAATCAAGCGTGATAGTATCGGTTCCCGTTACGCTCGTGATAGTCATACCTCCCGCCGCGGTAAGCGTCAAGGTATCTTCTTGCTTCTCCGCTTCGAGTGTATTCCCGCCCGCAGTAACATACCGGAATGCCTTTCCCGAGTTCGGGGTCCACGACCGAATGAAGAGCCGCCCGGTATTCTGTTGTGATCTGGTCACGATAGCAATGGCGAGCTCTGGAGAACCCGCGGTAGAGGAAAGGGTTCCCGCAGTCCCCGAAGCGTATAGAATCGTTCCGACTGGGTACGTGTCGGTAGCAATTCCGCGAAGCTCTCCGTAGGTCCGTACGTGTCCCGTTCCTGCAATGGCGAGCTGTGCCGTAGCTAGACCCACGAGAACCTTTGGGTCGTCTACGTCGAGGTCAAAGAGACCCACAGAAACGCGGTCTCCATGCGTTCCGATAGCCTTGCATAGGGCTCCCTTCGAAATGATAGCTCCGCTGCCGTTATAGACCGGCATATCGAGAGCTTTCGGGGCTCCGTTAATCCAGTCTCCGGTTACCTCGTCGTACACGAGAGAATCGTGGTCCAGAGGGTCCGTGATAATCACGTCTGCGAGGTCGTCCAGATTCGTAGCGCCTCCGCCTCCTCCCGTGTCGATAGAGACCACGCCGTTCCCCTCGTCCGTGAGGGTTCCGTTCGTGACCTTGATAGTATTCACCGAAAGAACATCTACCGTCCCGTTCTGCGTGAGAACCCGGAGCAATCCGCGGCGCTGGTAGACGAACCCGCCTCCCTCCGGCTGTACACCGTTAATCGGTGCATCGCACGCAGAGCGATCGTAGGGTAGCGTGATAGAAAGCTCCAGAAGAACGCCCGCGAGTACGTTCGAGTTCGCTTCCTGAAGGGGAGTGACGCTGGCGTTCGCTATCTCGTAGTCTTCCGAGTCGATAAAGATGTTCTGCCCGTTCGCGATATCTGCGAGGATATCCTCTGCGCATTGTTCCGCATCGCTTACTACCTCCTTCTGGCGCTCGTTCTTGTCCTCATAGGCCGAAGGAAGGTCGAAGATATATACCTCGAAGTCGAGGGTCTTGGTAGTGTCCTCGTACGTCGCTCCCGTGTAGATGAGGTGAAGGAGAGGGTATTGGTCGAACTTCTCCAGATCCACATCCTCCGGCCCTCCAAACGAGAAGGAGCGGATGAAGAAGTGGTTATCTGCGAAGTCCTCGAACCTCTTTACAATCGTGTTTAGTGTGATCATCTCTTCTTTTGCTCTATAGCTAGGTCTTTGAGGAACGCGAGGTGCTGAAGTACGACGTGAACCGGAAGCTCCGTGATTTTATCCATCTGGAGAACATCGTTGTTCGCGAGCGTGTAGAGGATCGGGTACCACTTCCACTTCTCGTAGAATTGAGAACTCCCTCCGTCACCTCCAGCAAAGACGCTTGCAAAGTTTGCAGACGTGTTATTCTTGTATTCCAAAAAAAAAGCAGCGCACCTGAAAAGAGGTCGGCTGGCATCCCTTTGAACGGCTCCGCGTCCTCTTTGGCCGTGTACTTCTTTAGGCTGTATTCTTTCCCTACGTGGTACTTCATAGGACGGTAGAGAACGGCCATGATTTTGTGAGCGTTCGGCCAGAAGTCCTCCTGATAGCTTTCGCAGTCTATCCACTCCCCGGTGGTGAACTCGTCCCAGTCTTTTACGAAGCCGTACTTCTTCCCTTCGATTGTGATCACCTGCTCGTGCCGGGCTACTTCGGGGATGTGGTTAATCCTGTTGAGCGCGTCGAGTACGGTTCCCATCGGGAGCTTCAGTACCTCCTCTTTCGAGAGGCGGCATACGTGGCCGACCTTTTCCAGATCGGGCGCGTTCGACATTAGTACCTGAAGGTCTCCGAGCGTGAGGTCTGCCCAGCGGTAGGGGATGTTCATACGAGAGAATAACGGAAGAGGGTGGATTCCTCAAAGTTAGCCTATCCGATACCTCCCGAAGTTGGGGTTTGACTGATTGAACATAGCCGCGTACCTCGCCGCGTCGATAGCGTGGTTGAACGCGTCCACGGGCTCGTTTAGGACCTTCCCGTTCTTGTCTTCCTTCCACTTGTAGTTCCTCAGTTCCTTGATGAGGTTCACGCTCCCAGAGGTCACCGCAAGGGGTCGAGATTGAAGGAACTGAATCCCCGCCCGTACGGAGTCGGGGCCCTTCCTTGCGTGGTGGACGTTGAGCCCGTACCCGTGGAGCTCGTCGATAGATTTGGGTTCTGCGGAGTCGGCTATCACCTGAGCCTTCCCTACCTCGAGCAGCTTAGATATCTCCCGGTTCGAGAGTCCGGTTCGGTAGAGCACCTCGTCGAGAAGGTACCCGTATCCGTCGGTGTAGACTCCTACCACCGCGGTCGGATCGTTCGTATACCCGAAGTCTAGCCCGTAGGCTACGAGCTTCCATTCCGGGCCTACGCGGTCTACTGTGGTGTAGTGGGTGAAGACGGTGCTTCGGGATGCTCCTCGCTCTCCGAGTCCGTAGACCCTCCAGAAGTTCTCGTCGGCCACTTGTAGCCGTTCAATTTCGGCGACGAGTTCCGCCGGTAGGAAGGGGTTGTCTCGGTAGGTCGTCTTGAAGAATTGCGCATCGTCTCGGGGTATTACTTCGTCGTAAATCCAGTGAAACTCATCCGAAGGGTTGTAGTCGATTATTGCCTTGAGGGTAGTCCGAAGGAGGAGCTGCCTCCAGTCCTCCAGAGAGACCTCGTTCGCTTCGTTTATGAAAAGGATATCCCGCTTCCTGCCTCGCACCTTTTGGGGCTGGTCTACGGAGATGAACTCCACGAGGTTCCCGAAGAGGAGGTAGGTAGCGTCGCTTTTGTTGTGGAGCTCGGGGTTGTATATCTCCTCCCGTTCGAGGATAGAAAAGAAGTCCCGCATGACGGAAGCACGCAGAGCCGGGAAGGTCTTCCGGGCTACGGTAACGACGGCTCCCGCGTTCGGGTTCTTGTAGCAGAACTCGATAAGACAAAGGAGTATAGAATAGGTCTTCCCCGACCGGGTGCCTCCTTGATGTATCTGGATGCGTGAGGCCGAGTTCTTGCAGTCGTAGTAAGACTGTGCAAGGGTCATTCCTTAAACCACGTAAGCGGCCGAGGCTCGTTGACTTCGATTTCTTGACGTTCTACGTAGCCGCGGTTCTTCCCTTTGGTCTTTAGGAAGAAGATAGTCGCGGCGGGGTTCTTGTCCTTGATGAGCGCGTGTAGGTGCGATTCTGCGAAATCGATAGTCCGCTCTTCGATAGCTCGAACCGCCTCCTTGTATTCGGCATCGTCCTTCAGCCAGTTGTAATGGGTCTTGCGGTCTACACCCACCTTCTCGCAAGCTGTGGACACGATGCCGAGTGAACGCTCCAGAGCGTCTAAGAGGTCCTTTTTACGTGTAGAATTTGTGGAGCTCATTTCTTTGGATATGGCAGAGACGGGAATTGTTTCTTGAGCTTCTTATTAAAGAAATAGATGTACTTGTATTTTCCTGCTTTCTTTCTCTTAGGTAACGTTCTAAAGTCGGTTTTCCATCCGTATCTACCGCGGTCGTGTTTCCATTCCCCAAGATAAAAATACTCTACTCCGGAGCTTTCGATATCTTCTACAAGGGTCCAGTTGGTCGCCTGATAGATTATTCCTTTGTGTTCTTGACCTTTATCGGCGTAGCTGACTACAGCTTGAACTCCCGGGGCCGTTTTGTTTAGCTTTTTTAGGCTTGCGCCGAGAACTTGACTTGTAGCCTTCTGCTTTCCGTTTAAGGCTACCCGAACCAGCTCAAGAAACTGCCCTTGTTTTAGGTTTATACTTTCTCCCATTTTCGCACTTGCTCCCGGTCCGTAAAGAACAACACCGCACCAAACGTCCTCCTCAAAAATCGCGTGAGCAACAGAAACAGAAGGAACGGTCTTTGCGTAATGAAAATTTAGACACGCGTATTCTATCGCTTTGCGGCTCGCTGGCTTTATAGTCATGCTGCACCGACCGAAATAGAAAAGTACGAGCCCGGGCATTCCCGATCAAGATACTCCTGTATTACTACTTCGGCCCTTTGTAATTGCTCCGGGCTTGCAAAAGTAATCTTCATACTAGCAGGGTTGTCTTTCTCTTCGCCTAATAAGTCCTCCAAACTAGGCTCTTCTTCCGGTTGCCACACATCGAGCCCCCATTCTTCGAGCTGGACGGGGTCCCACGTATTTGCGAGCTCGTCCCAGTCCCATTCTCCGTACCCTACGTTGTCCTTTATGATGAACTCCCTCTGCTTCGCTTCCTCCCATGTAACGACGTAGGCGGGTACTTCCTTGAGCCCTGCCTCCCGGCACGCTTTGAGCCTCATATTGCCTCCTAGAACTACCCCGTCGGGGTCACAGACGATAGGTCGGGCTTCGAGCATCTCGGGGAACTCTGTGATCGACCGAACCAGCTTCCGGAATTTATCGTCCTTGATTATTCGCGGGTTGTTTGGGTTACTCTTGAGTTGGGAGAGCTTAACCCTTGTCAATCCAGTGGAGTTCATCGTGCTTGATTTTTCCGAGTACGTCGTCTGCGACGGCTTGCAGCCAAAGGTAATCGTAGTTCGTGGCGTATCTGGTGAAGCACCGTGTGTCCTCGTCGTCTTTGAGGTTGTAGTTCTTCCAGTATTCGATGCGCCGCTCTTTGGCGTACTCACGAATGTTCTTCGCGATTTCCGCGCGTTCTGCTTTTGTATAGCTCATCTCGTAGGACGAAGAAAAAGAGTGAAACAAAGAGGTACCAGCCGGTGAAGTCGAAGACGCTCCACGTATCGAGGTAGCCGAGGTAGTTCATGTTTAAGGCTTGTTGCTCGCTGTTTGGGTGTTGTTTAGGGTCACAGAAGGAAACTCATTTCCCTCTGTGGAATAGTCACCAGCCATAGTCGCAGCCATAGTCACCAGCTAGAGTTAATAGTCACCAGCTTCTTTCTTTGAGTAGGCAATATCTGCCCTGCCTTCCAGCCAGCCGTTAAAGAAAGAAAACCAGTCGAGGTCTTCGTGGTCTATCTCGTTCCAGCGGTCTCTTGCTCTTCCGATGAGTTCTGTACTATTCATCTTGGCTCGGTGTTTTGTATCCTCTGCTTTGCAATCTCGAAATACTTGAAGTCAATCTCAATACCGATAAAATCACGGTCATACTTCATGCAAGAAAGAGCCGTGGTTCCGCTTCCGAGGAAGGGGTCAACGATTGTGTAACCTTCCGGAAGTATCCCTATCACGTTGTCCATAACCTTTTGTGGCATTTGGCAAGGGTGCTCCGTCTTTTCGGAGCTCACGTTTTTTACTTGGTTGATTTCCCACCAGTCGTAAAGCCGCGCCGTCTTGCCTTCGCTAATCCTCTTTGCGATTCGCTTGTCGTTTGGATTCTTGTACGGCTGGCTAACCTTTCGGAAATCAGGCTTGACGTTGAAGAATGCGATATCCCGGTGCTGTTTACCCGTGTTTGAGTTGTAAACCCAGCTTACAACCTTCTGAGGTATCTGGTGAGCATAGTGAGAATATAAATACAGAGATTCGGGATAGTGGACTACTACGTGCCTTTGAGTTCCAAAGATTTCCACGAGCCACTTGTAGTATTCTTTTTCGTCCATCTTGTCCTCGTATTCGTTGTAGTGATATCCTACGTTGAAGGGAGGATCGGTCACAAAAATGCAGCGAGATAAATCAAGCTCTAGCGAGCTCAAGACTTCGAGGTTGTCACCGTTGTAAATCTTGACCTTTCCGATTTCGTGTATTGTCATTGCGGGTTCGTTGTAAATCCTACTGTGTTTTTACAACGGTTCAGGGTTGAACTCCTAAGGATTCCTTAGCGGTTCCTTGTGCGAGTTTCTCCGCGTACTGCCTCTCCATGATTCTTCGGGCCATAGCCATCCCCAGAGCCATCTCCGGGTTCTGTGCGTGGATCTGAATCTCGGTTCGAACAAGCTCTCGCGTAATTGAGGCGAGCATTCCTTCGTGTGTCATTGCTTGATGTTATAGGACGTATGATAGAAATCGTGCCATATCGGTCTGGCTGTAAACTCCCCTCATATCTGGACGCGCCCGGTGGGTGAGGAGTCGAGCCTTGAGACGTTCGTAAAGGTCCTCCGTCATCTCCGAGTGGAGAATCGCATCCTCTGTGGGTGCGTCGTCCCAGAGTACCGAACCTTCTTGAAGCCTCAAGAGCTCAACCCGCATATCCCACTCTGAGAGCTCCATCAGTTGATGAGGTGTGTGACTCCTTGAGCGTCGAGGCATTCGTAAAGTTCCGCGCGGCACCGTTCCACGATTCGGGCTTCTTCGTCGTTCTGGATTTCGTGCTTGAGCTTCATCCGTAGGTTGTAGAGATGCCTCCGTACCGCGATAACCACATTGTGACCATCCGTAGCGTGGTTGTATTCCTCCCACTCTTCGGGAAGGTTAAACTCTAGTGTGGCTTTCATCTTTCGAGGCGTAGTAGGCCGTCCGGATCCTTTGGCCGATGGAGCGCTTGAAGTCTTCGAGCAGCCGCTCGAGGTCGCGCTCCCATTGAAGGTCTTCCTGCCAGTCGTTAAAATCCTTCGCGGGACGTTCCGGGTAGGAGGTGCTTTGAATATTCGGCATCGGTTCAGTGTTGGAAGTTTTTCAAGACGTAGTAGTACTGATATCCGCAGTCGTCGTCCTCAATCCAGTTCTCGGTCATGTAGCCGAGTACGTGGTTTTCCTTCAGGATGTTTCGCATGAGCTCCACATCGCACTCCCTCCAGTAGCCGAAGCGGAAGGTGAGCTGGTTCTCATCCCACTTCGTGATGCGGACTTGAAAATCCCCGAACGTTTCTTCGAGGATTCTGAGGGTCTTGCTATCAATTTGCATCACAGTGAGCTTACCAGACGGTCAAACTTCATGCGAACTTGGAAAAGCTCGTCGCGCTTTTGGTCGTAGCCTGTGAGGTTGTGCTCCATCAAGTGATGGTAAGACTCCGAGTGGAGCTTGAGGGCTTCGGTGAACATATCGCGAAGTTGCTCGCGCTGCTCGGGGGAAAGTTTCTGTTCCATTGTCTTGTTGTTTGACCTTCCAAAGATAGAGAAAAGTTTTCTTTTCCTCCAAATATTTCGGAGAAATTTTTACCCTTTCTCCTACTTCTCCCATGAGACGTAGCAAACTACGGCTCTCTGTTTCTCATCCGGGAACTCCCGAACCATTGTCGGGTCCCCCATGCAGCGACTGATAAACTCGCTCTGTTTCTCGCTGGATGTAGGTTTCGGTATCGGCATTGACGGTCTTTTTAAGGTTCTCTATCATTCCCCGAACGCAAGATGAGCAATTACTCGGTACCTCGTTCGTGCCGTAGGTACGGTTGTACATCTCCACCAGCATCGCGTTTTGCTCTCTGGAGATATAGTTCTCCAGCGAGTTCACGAACTCCCGAATCTCTGCAAGGTCCTCCGGCCGTACGGTAGGCCCCCACTTCCCGATGGGGCACGCCTCTGATTTCAGCGAAGCCTTTGCGGGCATGAAGCACCCGCACAGGGTTCCTCCTTTGACCTTCTTTCGCTTGAGGAGCGTTCCGCACGATCTGGTAGAGGGGTTGAAGTGCTCACAGCCCTTGCATATCTCCAGACGCGCGGCCCTTGTGTTTTGCGATGCTAACAGCATTTGCGAGGATTTTCTTGGTTCGGTGAAGGGACTGATATAGGGTAGCCGGGTGGATATCTGCCTCCCGCGCTACCTCCGAGAGCTTGTGGCCGTCGAGGTAAAGCCGGATTACCATCTTGTCGAACCACGGAAGACGGTCGATGAAGAGTTCTATTTGCTCCAGCTTCAGCGACCTTTCCATCCCGGGCTCGTACACCGGCTCCTTCCCTTCGGGGGTTTCTTGGATGTTGTAGAGGCTCTTGAACTTCCCTCTGGTGGCCTCCATGTACATCGCGGTACAAAAGTACCCCATCGGCTTCTCGGGGAAGGTCTTGTCTATCACACGGAGGTAGACGTGGTTCACAAGGTCGTGCTTGTCCGCCGTGAACCTTCCCGCGATTTTCAGCAGGTACCGATATTCTTTGGTGACAAAGTCATCCCACGAGGCCTTCGAGTTCACGGAGTTCTTTCGAAAACAGGGCTATCATTCCCTGTAAATCTTCATTGCTATAACCCGCTCGCGCCTGAGACTTGATGTACAGCTCTTCGGCCGTTCCTTCTCCGTAGGTGCTGTCCAGCTTCCTTGAGAACGCGTACTGCTGGCCTCCGTTCATGTTGCACCGCTTGCACTGAAACTGAACGTTCACCGGATCCCACCGCGTCGCGAATTTCGCTCGCGTGATGAAGTGGCCCGCGTCGACTTCCTTCCAGTGCCTCCGGGTTCCGCAGGTGAAGCAGTCGGAGAATCCGTACTCGTCACACACCCGTAGGCGGACGTAGTGCGAGAACACCTTGTCCAGCTTCGCGATTAGGGCTGCCCGCTTTGTTGCCATCTTTCTCGGTCTCTGGCTTTGATTTCTTCGCGCTCCTGCGGCCCCAACTTCGGCCGGCGTGAGAGGATTTCGGCGAATGTAGGCCGAACCTCCGGGAGGGAGTCTATAATCTCCTGAAAAGACCGTGACGCGAGGGCTTCCTCTTGGATGGCTTCCTTGTAGTGCTTCTCCCTGAACTCGCACGCCACGTTTACGTCGTAGTCTCGGAGCGCTTTGCAAATCGTTGGAGTGTCCAGCCGCCCGTAGATTTCGATTTTCCCGCGGCGGATCTGCGCGAAGACGTGAACCACCTCCTCCACTTTGAGCGTCTTGAACTCCTCGATGATATCGTCGACTGCTGTGTAGATATCCTCCTCGTTCGAGAACGTGTTATTGACCTTTACCGCCCGCATGAGCTGCACGAGCTCGCGCCCGAGGAGCGCCCGGAGGTAGGTGAGGTCTTCAGATTTCGCCCGTGAAACGCTCAGTCCATGCCGGTGGATTACCTCCGGCTCCCCTACTTTCAAAATGCCGTGTGAATCCCTCTCGCGTAAGGTTAACGCCTCCGTTGCCTTTGAGGGGAAAGAGACCGCGCCACCCGGCTGCGATGCTCTGGCCGATAATCCCAATTGCCGTTCGCTCATTGTTGTCTGAGAGTTTCTGAAGTGAATGTAAAGCGGTCTGCTGTGATACGTGGGACTTGTACTTAAACCCGAACTCTTTCGCCCGGTACTCTTTCCAGTTCTCCCACGCATTCGAAAAGTCGGAAGAATCGAATGGAAGAACAACCTCCTCCTTTTTTTCCTCCACCACACCACGCGCACGCGTGTTCTTTCTAGTATCCTTTAAACTACTCTTTTTAGTAGTCTTTATAGTATGTGTTCGGATTTGAACTTCTTCAGGTTCAGATTTGAACTTCTCAGAGTTCAGATTTGAACTTTTGGAGTTCAGAATTGAACAAGTTCCATTTTGAACAAGTTCAGAAATGAACAACTTCCGGCTGGATGCGTAACCGTCCCGAGAGAGGTATCCGAGGTCCAGAAGCTTCTTGATTGTCTTTCGGATTTGCACCTCCGAGGTATCGCACCGTTGCGCGAGGAATTCATTCGAAGCGAAACAATCCTTGCCTGTATCGGCGTAGGATTGAATCACCGCGAGGAAGATGCGTTCGTGGAGGGAGAGAGGGAGCGCCCAGATGCGTTCCGGAATCCAGAGACCGTGGTTCATTCGATTTGTTGCTCGGTACGGGTTACGAGTTCTGCGATCTCGCCGTAAGAGAGTCCCGAATATCGATGAAACTCCCGAATGTGCTTCAGGAACGGAGCCGGGTTCTTGCGTCCCCAGTTATGGATGCACGCTTCTGTGACTCCGAAGTAGGCCGCGGCTCTGGTCAAGGTCCCGAAGTGAAATCTCAGAACGGTTTGGAGTTCGGTAGGCTTTCGCATTGTTGGATGAATTGTTCCGCTTCTTCGCGGGTTAGGTTTCCGAGACGCATCAACCCAGACAGGTTTGCGAACGGGCTGGTCCTCCAGTACACCCGCAAATCCGTCTGAGTTGTTTTGTCCTGTGCAAGGGGTCGGGCCATTAACGGGATGCGATTTTGTCGCGAAGCTCCAGAAGCCCGATAGCCGTCGATTCGATATCCTCCGGTGTTCTCGATCCGAGAGCGATAGCTTGACCTACGGACCAGCTTGCGTCGATGCGGCGCTGTGTGTCCGGAGAAGCTCCGAAGCTCTTTTGCTCCGGTCGCTGGAGCTTCCATTTCGTGAGGCCGCGCGGGTTCGGTTTCGCGTCCACGATTTCTACCTCATCCCCGACCTTCCACGCGTCGGGCTTCTTTGCGTTTACCTCTCCGGCGCGGTTGTCCTCGAGGGTTACTTCCATGCGGTACATGAGTCCGTACTGTGACTCCCACGTTCCGCTCTGCTGAATCTCTGCAATCTTCATTGCTGTAAAGTTTTAGGGTGTGTTTCGATGAACTTGTTTAGGTGGTCGATAGCTACGTCCACGTTGTGGATGTGCCATTCGATACCGTAGGGCTCCCCTTCTGCGAGGAGCTTGAGGAAGAACGAGTACAGCTCGTTCACGTCCTGCTTGAATTCTGGTCGTTGCATTGCTGAGACAAATAGAGGGGCCGAGGCCCCGTTATGCGAACATTTTGCGGTACATGGAGTCGATAACTGCGGGCTGCTGGAGCTGCGCAATAACGCGGGTTCCGTGGTTCAGCCAGTCAATCATGATTTGTTGAAGCTCCTCAGGGGTAGAGAAGGTCAAGCCGCGAGCTTGAATGAATCCCATTAGGTCCGTGAGCTGCTCGCTGTACTGGGTGAAATCGAAGTTGTTCATTTTCCGGTTGTTTGATGGCTCAAAGATAAACAATCTTTTTCCTTTCCTCCAAATTAATCCGGAATTATTTTTCTGCATAGGGCAAAAAAAGAGGGCCGCCCCACGTTTGGAGCAGCCCCCATCAAACAACAATGATGAACCGGAATAGTTCGGCGCGAATCTACTCCCCAAAGAAGGATAGCGACAAAGGGAGCACAGAAATAGCGCACAAAGCTACCAGCTGCCACGTAGCCCCTGACTCGATAATCTCATAACAGGCTGTAGACGCAATTAGACCGCCCACCGTTCGCTTCGCGGACCACCGCCGAAGGTCTCCCTTGGTCTTGAAGGCTTCGGTTAAATCTAGGCCCTTTAAAATCGATAGTATCGGATTCACTTGTTCCGACCCAAGAATACCGCGTTCAGGATCCGCTTCGCGATATCCAGAATCGCGTCGTCCTTCTTGGTCTCCGTCAACGCCGTAAACGTTCCCAAAAAGCCTATCAGAGCCAGCAGCAGCTCGGCCCAGTTTTCTGCGAAGAAATCCCACATTTTTGCGTGTTTAGTGATTAAGTAGCCTCTCTAATAACGACCTCTATCTTCCTATTGTAGCCGTCGTCGTCCATTCTTCTCGTGGGCTTCATATCGACCCACCAGCCCCCGAGCCGCGGCTTCTGGAATCCCTTCTCTACCTCCCATCCCGCGAACCGGTCCAGCTGCTTGTAGCTCCCGAGCTTCATGTGGTGCACTACCCCGTCCCGGATGCGGCCGTACTTGTTAATCCTTTCCACAGTTATCGGGACGTGCCACTTTTGGTGGGTGTGCCCGCTGACTATCATATCTGCGTCGGGCCATTCCTTCTGGTCTATATCCACCGCAAGAACTCCCTTCGACCTAGGCGCGTTCCCTCCGTAGCCGTGGTGAAAGTGCAGCTTGTAGGTGTAGTCCGCTCCGCGCTTCCTTCCGGTAGTTTCCGTGAACCGGAAGAAGATCCATCCGGCGTAGCTCCCTACGTGGCCCGCTCCTAGCAGAGCAGATAGACGGTCCAGAGGAGAGGTAGAAAGCCGCTTCTCGATATTCGTCTCGTGGTTTCCGCGGCCGAAGAACTTCATCTGATTCTTGTACTTCTTCAGGTACTCCGCCGAGTCCTCTATCACGTCGTCGAGGTACGTGATGGACTTGTACTCTGGACGTAGCCCGGAGTAGCTTCTGCGAGGATCGTACATCCCCTGCATGAGGTCGAACCAGTCTCCAAAAACAAGAACGCTCGCATTTGTAGCGAGCGCCGTATCGAGGTGTTTCGTAAGTAGGTCCCGGTCGCAGTGGGTCGAGTCGAAGTGAACGTCTGAAATCAGAAGGAACCGGCCTACCTCTCCGGGAAGCAGGCTCGGTTCTATCATGTACACCGTAGGGTAAAGCTGCTTCATGTAGGGGTGTTAGGATTAAGCTTCATATCTGCGAACTTCTCTCCGACCTTGAATGAAGGGCACGCTTTGAGATCGGTGAAATCGTTGTGGCCGAAAACCTCCAGAGCGCCGTATTGCGCCCGTAAAGTAGAAACGAGCTTTCTCCACGCTGCTTCCTGTGCCGCGTTCATCGTATCCTTCGGCTTCTTGTCCTCTACCCCGCCCACGTAGCAAACTCCCACGGAGTCGGTATTCCAGCCTATTACATGAGAACCTACCTTGTACAGAGGCCGGCCGAGCTCCACCTTTCCGTTTAAACGGATCACAAAATGGTAGCCTATATCCTTCCACCCTTTCCCTTTGTGCCACCCTTTAATCTCTTTAGCGCCGATATCCATAGATACCGGAGTAGCAGAGCAATGAAGAACGATGAAATCAAGGTTACGCATTGAAAAGAGATTTGAACCAAGTAACCGCCACCACGAACACGCCGCCCAAACTCCCCCACCACTTCACCTCGAGGTCACGGATTTTTCCCTCGTGCTTGTCTAGGCTCTCTTTGTGGAAGTCGAGCTTCGTCTCTATCCGCGCGAGTGCGTCCACTACCTCGTCCAGCGTTGCCATCTATCCACTTTTTGAGCCGTTCGATATTCGTCTTTCGGTCTTGCTTCATCGGTTAATGGCGTACGCGTACTCCGGAGTAATCGTAGGACGGTCCCACGAGCCCGAGATAGAGAGCCCGCTCTGGTAGTAGCGGAACGGCTGAGCGCAAATACGGTTATAGATGTTCGTGCTATACTCGGGGAAGAGGCTCGAGTTCTGGCAGAGGTAGAGGTACATCTGCTGCGTGTAGAAATTCGCGTTCTGGCGCATACGCTCGAGCTCCCGGTGGTAGTCCGTCTGAGATATTGCCGTCGTATTTTCAGAAGACCGAATCACTAGCCCTCCGTTGTCAATCTTTACGTAGAGGCTCGGCATTAGCTCTACCATAGTCCACCACGCCGTAGCCTTCCGGACGTAGTTCTCGACCAAAGTCAGGTAGTTCCCTGCGAGGGTCCCGCCGGAAATCTTCGTCCGCAGAGCGTCGTACAGGTCGGAGCCGAGATAGATCTGAACGTTCTTGTCCTGAGCCAGAATTACAGCCTGCGAGATATAGTTCTCGTCCACGGCCCCGTTGAGTTGTGTCACCCGCTTGAGATAGTTCGGGTTCACGAATAGTACTTCTGCCATTATCTCGGGGTTGTGAATTTGCGAGGTTTCAGGAATCCGCGGTTCTTCATATCTCGTGGGCGCTGAGCCACCTTGCGGTCGTTTTCTTCGAGACGGTTGTCCTTCCTTTCTTCGGGAGGGAGAGACCGGATAATCCGCTGCGCTTCGTTTACGGAGATGAGCCCGTTATCCTTCTTCAGGTACGTTTGCCGCATCCAGAAATGACGGCACGAGCCGCCTCCCTTGTAGAGCCAGATATCGTAGGTCTCCGCTCCTTCAGGTCCCCAGCCCGGGTTGACCGCCTGCCTTCCGGCTTGCACGATATCCTCCTTCCGGTAGACCTTCATCGAGTCAATCATGCGCCGGCAGAAGTCCCTGCTCTTCGAATCTGAGAGGGTCGTAGGAGCGTACGCGTAACGCACCCGTACGATATCGTTGTCCTGCGAGGATTTGGCCGAAGGGTTATTTCGAAGGGCACGGGCGAAGTTCCAGAGGGCGTCGTGAGCCTCTTCGCAATCGTAGTCCACCTCCCGCTCGTCAATCAAAATCCAGTCCTCTCCGATTTCTTCTCCGCACGCCTCTAGGTACTGAAAAGCCCCGTCTAGGTTCACCTGTTCTGAAAGCAGCGTAGGTGTGGCTCCAGAAGCGTTTAGAAGGGTCTCTACCGCGTCTTCGAGAATCATTCTGAAGGGTTGCACCACCTGCTGGTCAAAAAGCTCCGCAGAGGCTTCCATTTCGCTTCCTCCACCCAACTTGCCCGCCACCATCACGCCGAACATCTGCGGGTTCGTCACCCGGTGGCCTATCATGATCTTCGCTGTGGTTTCCTCGCTGAGGAATTGGTACTGCTTGTCTGCGTCCGAAAGAGCAAACGGCTCAATCGTAGGAGCCCGGTCGGGTTCATCCGAGAATGTCATCCAGAACTTCCCCGCGTTCTGTGCTCCCGCGGCTTGGTTCTCGATATCCCGGCGAATCATGCGGCGTTCCTCGTCCGAAGGAATCCCGTTCTTGAAGTGGATAGCAAACGAGGGAGAGAGGCCGTTCTTGATATTGTTGATGTGGAAGACCGAAATCTCCTTCTCGAGCTCTATATAGTTGATAGCTCCGATATAGTCCGGCTTCGGGTAGTAGTAGGAACCTACCGAGAACGGCTTCATGTACAGGATTTGAGTCGGGTACTCGTTTTTGGTCTCTGGATTGAACCGCGCGATAGGAGTCGGCTCCTGCCGCTTGTCCATCCAGTCCCTCGAGTAGTAGTACCAGTCGACCACCTCGTTCTCGTCGCAGAATCCCGAGCGTACGTTCTCGAACGGCAGGTGAGAGATATTCGCGATTGTGCTCCGGTCGAGACTCCAGTTCACCTCCAGAGCGAAACCGTTCTGGATTTTCAGATCGATAGCGCACTTCCGGAGCTCGGAATCGAGGTCCCACTGTGCCGCGAGGAGCTTCGCGTTGAGGTCGGCAGGCTCGAAGCCTTCGCCAAAAATCATCATCGCAATCGTCGTGCAGAGCGCGTTGTGGGTCGGGCTCGCGTGGTAGAGGTCTACCAGATACTGCGGGTAGAGGTTGTCGTCCCCGTAGTTCACCCAGTCCCCTTGCGTACCCTCTCGGTAGGATTTGGGTACGTAGCTCGCGAGGTTCACGGACTCTACCCTTCCCGGATTTCGAGGGGCTGTTATTCTTTTACTCGTTGCCATAGAAAATCACGTTATCGTCAAGGGAGATAGTGGGCAGGGTCACAATGCCCGCGCCGGGAACCCGCAAAGTACCTTGTTCTACCAGAGCCACCACCGCGGCGTTTAGAGGGTCTTTGTTGCTGCTGGAGTTCTGGACGTACACGAAGTAGTCGTAATCGCCCGTCTTTGTAAGGAGGACGTTGTTCGTGGTGGTCGCGTTCGTAGCTACGTCGATTTTCGTGTACCGAGGGTTGTCGGTAATCACGTACCCGACGAAATAGAAGTCCTCTTGGCTCATCCTGTGCACCAGCTTAAACAGGTAGTGCGTGTACGTGTAATCCCTCGCCGCGTCCTGAAGCGTCAAGTAGATACTTTGAGTACCGCTATTCGAGTTTAAGTACAACATCTCGAGGAATTAGGTGTGCTTCGGGAACTATCTCGTCAAGGTCGTAGTTCTCGGGGCTGTACTTATAACGAGCGAACGCGCTAACATTAACCGAACTCTTTACATCTGCGACTGTTGGGGTCTGGCTCCAGAAAGGCTCGACCTTCGTCTTCTCCCACACGTGCATCCGGGAACACCCGTCGAGCCCTACGTTCCGGTCCGTCCACATCACAGGCACCTTGTCCACTATCCTCCGGCTCATAAACCGTCCAGCCCCCGAAGCGTATCCCCGAAATAGGGTCCCTTCTCGGGTGTCCGCGCGGAACATATAGATGTTTCTCGATCCTGCGAACTCGTGCTCTGCCATGAGCTCCAGGATATGCGTCCCGCCTCCGGGAAGGATGAAGTCGTCGGAACCGAGCTGAAGGAGAAAGTCCCATTCGGCCCCTCGCATCCAGTCGAGAAGCTCGTTGTTCTTTGTCCCCAGACGCTCGTTCTCGAACCACTTGTAGTTCCACCCGTATTCCTGAGCGAGCTCCTCGTGTTCGTCCTCAGAAACGGCGATATACGGAATGAGCTCCGCGCCACCTTCGGCGAACTCCTTTTGAATCCTTTTGATCCCTTCGTAGCAGGCTCGCGTGAGCTCGAGCCGCTTCCATACGGGTATGTGTAGTGCTATTTTCATTCGTAGGTGTGGAATATAGCAGTCATATCCGCGGCTTGCGTTTGCTCCCAAATCGTGGTCCCTTTCGGCGGCGCGATATAGCCAAAGTAGTCCGCTGGATGCCGGAGTGCATAGGCACGAACGTCGAGGCGTTTCATCTGCCCGTAAACGTAGAGGTCGGCCCGGTTCCAGTCGTGGTTTGGCTGGAATTGCTTGTAGATATCTTGAGGGTAGTAAGCTACACCGGTGCCCGGGATATCTACGCGTACGTTTTCGTCGTTCCTGCGTAGGCAGTGAACCACGTTCTTGCAGTCGGTCCAGTAGTCGCGTACACGGTCGGGTACAATCTTCCCGTGATGGGTTAGAATTACGTCCCGAAACAGCTCGGAGGTAGCCACGAAATCCGCGACGTAGGTAGAGGGATAGATGAGGTCGTCGTCCAGCGTCAGGAAAGCCCGGTAGTTTCCGAACGGCCAAAAGAACTTCCCACGATCCCCGAGGTTCTTTCCGTAGTGCCATACCTCAACCTTCTCGTGTACCAGCTCTTCGGGGATAGAGTCGAAGCCGTTCAAACAAAGGAAGAGGCGGTCCACCTGCGGGAGGATGCTCTGGACCGAGAGGAGCGATTCCGGAAACCTATCCGGGAGCATCGCCATACCTGCGTAAATCATACTGCAAAGAAAAGGCCCCGCAGTACGCGAGGCCCGTTCTAACCAAAACAACCACCCTTAAGTCTCCTGCGTGTACGTGAGGTTCGTCGTAGCCGTAATGACGGGAGCGGGAACTTTCTCGCGTGAGGTGAAGGTAAGCGTGTAGCCGTGGAGGTCCCCCATAGCTGCACCCGTCACGATTGTTCCGCCGGTTCCTTCCGCGCCGTTCTTGTATCCCATCAAAAGCTTCTCGCCGTTCATCGTTTCGACGATGATAAACAGACGAACCTTCATCAAGTCTGCAAGCTCCGCGCTCACTGCGGCTTCCATCTTCGGAATCGTAACCTCGAGCACTTGCTCGTAGAATACCGAACCGTTCTCTACGCTGGCGTTGATAGTTTGAGTAAATGAGGCGTTGTTACGCGAAAGCTCGAAGCCGTAGAAAGTAATCGCCTCGGCAGCTCCCGACAAAGCTCCAGAGGTAGGTGAAGCGGCCCACTTCGAACCGTCCTCGTCGAACGGAGCCGTCCAGAATTTGCGAACGCCACCGATGGCGTCCTTACAGGGGAAACCCCGTCCCGAAATTGTGATAGAACAAGCCATGAGTTTCAATTTAAGGACAAAAGAGAGGGGCCGAAGCCCCTCCCCTTAATCCGGGTTTCTATTACGTGGTCCGGCGGAGCAAGCCGTATGAATCGTGATCCAC